AATCTAGATAGACCTTAATAGTTTTCTCATCTCACTACCAATATAATCTAGTTCAGTAACAGTATTTCTAATCATAGCCGCTATTGTGTGGGTGTGAGGAAAGTCTGGGTTGACTCTGTTAACCTCAGACACAAAAGTATCTGGGCTAACATAATCATAATCAAAACTAATAGTTCCATCTTTATTTAACTTCACTTCGAGGTTAATTAGAGTGGAACTATTTTTTTTTGGAAGGGTCGTCATTTTTCTTAACAAAGTCTGGATTGATATTATCATCCAAAGTTTTTAGATTTTTAGATAACATTTCTATTAGACCAAACACTTCTTTATAAGGTCTGGTAAATAGGTAGTTTATAAGTTTCTCAACTTGTTCTCTATTTATTATGAAGTTCATCGTGTATATCTCCTGCTATTGCCATGTATGCGGCCCCATCTATAAAGGTATCCTCTGATACTTTACCTTGCTTTGTTCGAGCAACTTTAAGTAAGGCCATCATTACAGCTACATCTCTAGCTGTAAACTCTATGTCTTTGTAGGCAGACCACAATTTTGCGATGTTGTCATGGTTCTTTAATTTATTACCATACTCTTTTTCTCTGCTATCTCCTACATAACTAACTGCTTTCTTTAAAATATCTACGCTTTTCATTAAGCTATATTCTCCTTATTAAATAATTCTTTTAGTGGTATTAGGATGCATTTAGATGCACGCCTATCCCCTAACATTCTTGATTTATCTTTATATTTCTTAGTTAATTTTTTTATTCTGTCAATAGGAAATACTAATTTACAGTAATCTTTTTTACCAATGGCTAGTACATGTATCCAGTAGTCACATTTAGTAACGCTAATCCCACTGGGTTTACCATTACATGCTACTTCAATAGCTATGTTACCTGTCTTAGCCCACCAGTCTCGTTCTGTTTTAACTTCAATCTTCTTATTATAAAACATATTGTGGACTTGTTTCTCACGCATCTGTCCATACTTTAAATCAAGGTCAAACTTATTGTTGTTGTTTAATTTAGGGTTGGTTTTTTGAATTTTTTTAGCCATTCTTCTATATCCACTATGTTGTTATTTTCATCTATGTCAGCATCATAAAGGTTTGCTTCCATCTGTGACCTAACTTTTAACCCTACTTCAAACACCATATCTGGTTGATGTAATGCTAATTCACAAAGGCCTAATGCTATCGTCTTTACTGCAGTCTTCTCTGCGGTATCATCTTCGTAACCTTTGTCTATACCACAAGCAAATGTGCTAGGGGACTGAGGAGATATAACTATAGTTATACCTTCCCCAAAATTATATTTATCTTTGCCATTGGCCTTATCATCCGACATTGTTATCCTCTCTAGGTTGATTAACTTCCGTATACCAAAACCATCTCGGATTACGGGCCTTTGATTGTTGCTGTGGTAGGAACTCTATCTTGTCACCCCAACAAGGTTTCTTGTACGAACAAAAAGAACAGATAGTTCCAAGTTTTCTGTTACCAGTTTTTACTTGCCTAAATGTTTCTTCTTCATCAGTAAAGCATCTCTTAAACTCTTTACCAGTAAGTATATGTTCAGCATTGCGTTTAGCTAAACCTATTGCTTGTTCTTTGTATTGTCTATCATCAGTGGGAGGAGCAGTAAGTTGTATCTCTCCTGTGGATTTGTTAATTACAATCCATCCACCAAAAGGTTTGTTAAGAGACTCTGCATACAAATACCCCTGGGATAAGTATCCAAACACATCATCTTCTGCAACTTTAGTAAATCCTCCACCATCTTTTCCAAATTTTTTATCATAAGAAAAAGGACTAGCGGATTTAATATCATAAACTTTACCATCTATTTCTACATCAATACTTCCAGACATTTCTAACTCATCGTGTATTTTGTATTTAACTTTCTTCTGATAATTTTTTACATCTACATTTGAGGCTTTCATCATAGCGTAAGTTATTGCTTCTATAATATCTCCAAACATATTTCTTAGCTTAGAATTATAAGGTTGCTCTTCAATGTCAGCACCCTTGTTTTCTTTTTCCATTTGCAATTGACATATGGGCCTACCTATGTTGGACATTCTAATTCTAAATTTCTTTTCCCTCTCTTGTGTAAATTGTTTCTTAAATGCTTCTTTACACAACTCTCCAAACTCATCAATAATTTCTGATGATACAGACACAGGCTCTTTACAAGCCTGTGCCAAAAAGTTCTGTAGTGTTTCAACTACATTGGACATGTTATGCTGATACCTTTTCTAAGATTTTTGCGTCTGCAATATCTTGGGTATTAGTTTTACTTTTGATAGCCTCGTTGTAACTATCCATTACACTAGCATTTTCTTTTTCCATAACAGCTTTGAATATATCCATAGTCTGATTATCCTTTGCAGAAAAATCAATCTGTGCATTTTCAATAGATGTCTTAGCTACATAGAAAACATTAGAGCCTGTCTTTTTTCTTTCAGTATCTAAAGATATATTATGTCTAAACATAATCTTATTCTGTCTACCAAGACTCTCAATAGCAAGTCCAATGGGATTGTAATTTAATCCAGAGACACGATAAAGAACAGGATAATCCTCAAGAGTTACATCATCTTTAGATGCTGTCTTACCTTTCATAGTTAGTAGACCATAGACTAGGCGATATGCTCTAACCTTTTTTTGTTCTACTAATTTATCTGGGGTAAGATTGTCCCACTCTTTTCTATTGACTCTACCACATTTTTCTGTGCCTTGTATATCATACTGGTGGGCATCCCAATCAGTAAAGATTATAGAGCGATTAGAATATGCTTGAGCTTCTTCATCGTACTTCATCCATTGAAACGCATTAATAAAAGGCCTTATCTTAACTGGCTTTCCAAATACGCTTTGCTCACTTACAGTATCGTAAGTTCTAAATACTCCCACTGGGAGTTGGTTTCCCTCATCATCTGTAGCTTCTCTATTAATAGATAGCTTGGGAAGAAGGGGAAGGTTAGTGCCTTTTGACTGACCAATGGCCGCCATAATATCAGCATTAGACATACTGTCTATGTTTGATAATTCATTCATAAAATACCTCCTTTAAGGTAACATTAAAAATTTAAGATTAGATTATTAAAAGAACTTGTCAATGTATTTCTTCTAAATTAAGCCAATCTATTCCCATCTTTACGTCTACATCAAGAGGTACATTAAAATCTATATCGTATCTAGACTTTAGTTCCTGCTTAACATCAAGACATCCTTGTTTTAGTATTTTACTTAGAACTTCTACTTCAGTCGGGTACACATCGACTACTATCGAGTCGTGAACAGTGTTTATTAATAGGCTTTTACACCCATGTTCTTTCATCAGTTTATGTATATTTATACACGCAAGAGGTACAACATCTGCTGTTGCAAATCCTTGCACTGGATAATTCTTTACTTGTGTTGGATAGTTAGATGCTCCCCAAGACATTCTTCTTATGTATGGAAAACAATATTGTCTCCCAGTGGGAAGAGTAACCATCTTTGTTTTTATTGCTTTGTTCTCTAATTCAGTATGCCATTTAGATATATCTTTATACTTATTTAAAAATGCTTTGTAATATTTTCTTTCATTCTCTGTGCCAGACTTACCACCATACAAAGGTTTAAATGTATGTGGCTTTGCTTCTTGCCTAGAACAACCAATAATGTTTGCAGTGTATTGATGCACATCAATGCCATTAACAATATCTTCCATACCTTGTTTGTCTTGGGCCAAAAATACTGCGGCTCTAAATTCTAATTGGGCATAATCTATTTCCATAATCTTGCCACCATCAAACCTAGACCTAATTACTTGTCGTATAGGAAATGTCTTTGCCCTTGGTTGGTTTTGAAAGTTAGGATTTCTACTAGACAATCTTCCGGTAGCTGTGATGCATTGCATAAAAGCAGGGTGTAAAAAATTACCGAGCAGTGCATCTTTTATTCCTCTAACAAATGTACTTAGCCATACTTCTAATGCACCATACCTTGTAACTAATTCAACAAACTCTCTAATTAAACCAGAATTATATGATGCAATCTTTTTTAAAGTTTCTTTATCTGTTTTAAATCCACCATCAGAAACATCGTTAGCAAACTTAGTTGGTATTTGAAATCCTGCTATCTGTTCTCTCTCTATGTATTTTACACCTTCTGCATTGCAAGGAGAACACTTAGACATATTTTTATAAGGGTTACCATCAACTTTAAATTTTTGTATGTAGCCTACGCCTTTACAATTATTACATTGTATTGCAGAAGTTTTGTACACTGGCTCTGTCCATTTATTTACAATACCTTGAAAGTCTCTATCAGAATGGCGTGTTCTTTTCTTTTGTCTTCCTGTATTTTTATCAATACCAATGTTAAATGTTTCAGTCCAAACTTTTTTATCTACAACTTTCTTACTATAAACCATCCATGATAATTGTTCTGGGCTTGATAAATTTATACGGGTATCACCCATAACTCGTTGAATTATAGTTTTTATTTTGTTGTGTACTTGATGGTACTCTGCAGTAAATTCTTTCTCTACCTTATCAAGTAAATCAGTTTCAATATAAATACCATTGCGTTCCATTTCTATTAAGACTAAAAGAAATTGATTCATCATGGTAATACTTTTCTGTAGATGTGTTGCCTCTCGTAAGTTATGTTGTTGAGAATCATATAACTCTCTCGTTATCTCTACATCTTTTCTTCCATACTCTTCTAAAATATCTATAGGAATGTAACTGTAATCTTTGCCACCCTCAATATACTTATCAATTGTATCTCCAAGTTTCTTTCCTAAGTGTCTTCGCTTACAACACTCTGATAATTTTAATGATTGTTTTGTACCTCGTAGTAAAACATATTCAGTAATCATAGTATCATAAACAGCACCACTGTATTTAAATCCTGCTTCTAACATCCACATCAAATCAAATTTTATATTATGCCCAACAAGTAAAGTAGTAGTGTCTAGTAAATCTTGCACCTCTTTAAAATTTTTAGAAGTGTCTCCGTTAAATTCTGTGTGATAAAAAAAATAATACTTATCGTTTATTCCCACTGAGATTAGTTTATTTTCTGGAACAAAGGGAGAAGGATTAAAGTTAGCATCGTAAGTTGTTTCTATATCTACTGTGGTTATCATCCGCATTTCTCCTCATCATTAACTTTACTACAATAAAACTCTCTTGCCTTATCCTGTTTCTTTTTTTTCTTTTCTAATATTTTCTTTTTCTTTTCTGGGTTAGGCCCTTCATCTAACAATGTGTCTACAGCTTTCACTGTTTCTTTTGCTACTATCAAAGCACAATTACTACAGGTAAACATAATAAAAATAATTAAAAATATTTTATGCATGATTTACTTTCTGATAAGATACCCCAAGAATCTCATATTGTTTTAGTGTTGTGTAATTAAAAGGCTTTCTTGTTTCTTCTGAGTATAAATTTTTCTGCAGGTAGTCTAACATTTTTTTCTTAGTTGGAAAAGTTTCGTAATCAAAGTGAGTTTTAATGTACATCCCCTCGTTGTAGTATGCATCATGAGGTAAAGATAATATATATTTGTATTTCATTTCTTTGGTTTCCTAAATTTTCTTCCTACAAAGAATACAATTAAATTTACTACTGTGTTTGTTGTTACCATAATTAATAACCACCATTGCCAAAACTCTACTGTCATTAGTCTACAAACCTTGATAGCTCTGCCTGTAGCTGTGTAGTTACTACACCATGCCAACCAGACATTTTATTTTTACTAATAGATAAATGCCTTTCAATAGATGTTTGTTCTAAATCATCTTTCTTACCTATACCTATAATCAAGTCAGCCTCTGCGGCTTTACCTGTCTTTGAGTTCTCCATCATATCAAATCCTATTCTCTCTCTATCATGTGCATCAGCACTTGCCTGGGATACACCTATCACACAACAATTTCTACGCTTACATAATTCTCTAGCTTGTTTATAAATCTCTCTTAGCTTTTCATCTTGTCTGTTATACATACCTCCAACATTTACTTTATCTAACTGGTCAATGATAAGTAGGTCTGGATTGTATTGTTCACAGTGGGCATCGTAGTCTGACATATCCCAATCAACAGTATCATATAGCTTAATATTGGTACTAATCTGAGACCATTTTTCCTTGGCTAACTCAATGTCTGTAGCAATTTGCTCTCTTGACATACCACAACACGCAGTAATTAGTCTCATCTGTGTACGAATTGCAGGCTCTTCATTAACAAATGCATGTACATTTATATCTTGATGGGCAAATCCGTTCTCATTTGCGACTAATGAAACCCAGAAAGCTGTCTTCCCTGTCTCTGGTCTTGCAAATATTATTCCAAAGTTACCTTTACCTATGCCCCCTATTCTATCTTGTAGTTCTCTAATATTAAAATGATAATGATTAGATGTATCAACACCTTGCATGATGTCTTCTATCTGCGTAGACACTGGCTGTATCTCTTTTTCTTTTATGTTCTCTATATCATTTAAGTATGTGCGAATACTGTGTAAATTATGTGTC